CTGTAAGCTGGTCGTGGTTGTCAATGCCAAGACTGGTAAGAGTTGGGGTTGGGATACCTGTTAAGGCAGAGCCATCACCTGAGAAGCTAGTAGCTGTAACTGCACCAGTAAAGGTCGCGCCAGTCAACAATGCTGTGCCATCTAACTTTGTGCCATCTACCGCAATGTCACGCCCATCGACAGTACCTGTGACTGTAATGTTTCCAGTTACGTCAATACCAGTGCCAAAGTCTACGTTGCCAACAAATGCGCCACCATTGGTTTTACTAACCATATCGGCAGTTGTGAATGACTTGAACGCTACGATATTGATTTCATCGTTTACCGCTGCTGCTACCGCTAGAACAACGCTTGTTCCGTTAGCGGCTGTGTAGTCAGTTCCATCTTCAAGAACGATGCCGTTCTTTGTGACAATGAGATTGTCTACGGTGTAGCTAAGAGTGTTTGAGTTGTCGTCAGAGCCACTGAATGTGGTCTGGGCTGCTGTTGCAGTGTAGTGGTAGTTGATTAGGCTAGATGAACCAGCCGAAGAAGCTGCAATCCACCCTGCTCCATCGTACACACGCATTTCATTTGCATCGGCTGAAAAGAATAAAGTTCCGCTGACCAAAGCATTACCGTCATTGTCAACGGACGGACCAGTCTGAGCCGTAGCATATCCAGTGAGTGACCCAAGATACCTATCATCAAATTGGTCATAGCTGTTCTCTGCCGCTGCTGCCGAAGCTGCTGCTGCCACCTGAGATACAGAGGCTGCTGATGCGCTTGTAGCTGCGTTGGTTGCGCTAGTTCCGGCTGCTGTAACATCAAGCCCTGTTTGTACCCTGTCGGCTGCTGTAGCAATGACATCGTTATTTGTAGCTGTTCGGTCTAGGCCAGTTTGCACTCTATCGGCGGCGGTCGCTGTAGCATCGGCAGATGACGATGTAGCTGAAGCGGCTGCGTTAGTCTCAGAAGTCGATGCAGCGTTCTCGCTTGCCAACGCTGCTGCTGCTGATGCGCTAGACGCAGTTACGTCCAGTCCAGTTTGCACACGGTCGGCTGCTGTCTGAACTGAATCGGCACTTGTCGCTGTGCGGTCAAGGCCAGTCTGAACACGGTCAGCAGCGGTCTGCGTGGCATCGGCAGATGTGCTTGTGGCATGGCCTGATGCGGTTGTAGCTGAAGATGCAGAAGCTGTAGCTGAAGCCGCTGCTGCCGCTGCGTCTGCGCCAACCGAAGCTGCGCTTGAGGCGGCTACGTTTTGAGATGCCAAAGCTGCTGCGGCTGACGCTGCACTATTGGTTTCTGAGGTAGCACTAGCAGTTTCGCTAGCTGCCGCAGCTTGTTCTGAAGCTAGGGCAGCGGCTGCTGATGCACTCGCGCTGCCTTGAAGCTGGGTGCTAGTACCTGCGTTTTTATAAAAACTGCTGTTTGCCATTTGTGCCTCTTAGTTCGTATTGTAGGACGATTGGTAATCAGTATATGTGTACGTTGGCTGAATGGACTGGATACCCCCATTCATTTCTTGATCGTTGGCTTGCTCTTGAATCTCAGACAGGAACTGGTTGTATTTCGTCTCGAACAAAGGCGCACGTTCATCGAGGTAGAAATCAGCGGCATATGTCAGGGCAGCGTAGATAATCAGGTCATGAGCTACAGCGGCTAGTGTGTTCTCATCTGTGTTCTGAACCATCGGCGCAAACTCAGCGTAATAGTACAAAACTAGACTACCTGATGCTGGTTCTGGATGGAGAAACAGGTTCTGCTGTTGCCGGATAAAGGTAGTCGGGCTTCCTTGGATCGGGCTAACTGCCACAGCTCTGTACTTCGACATGGGTATGCGTTGAAGCTCAGTGTCCTCGTAGTACAATGAAATGATCTCTAGGAAATCATTTGGGAGCGTTACTGAGGTTGTACGACTTGTGATTACATATGTGCTCAAGTTCTCATTGAGAGGAGTACGGAGCTGTCGTTGAATCCTAGCGATACCTTGGTCAATAAATGTTTCTGTTAGGGCTGCGGTTATGTCGGTCCTGTTGAGCACGTTATTAAAGTGACTTTTGATATCGCCATAATTCATAGCTTATGCCTTTCCAGTTTTAGGTTTTGGCTTTGCAGTCTTCGCCGCCTTCTTAAAAGACGCTGCTGTCGGCGCACCTTTTGTGCCAACCTTCCGCATCTTCTCACCAGAACCAGCCGCTATACGTTTACGTTTTGCATGTATGTTTCGGTACAGTGACATGATTAATACCCCTTCTTGACTGTCTTCTTATGTTTGCCAAGGCACTTACCTGCCTTACGGCACTTCATCTTATGAGGGCATGTTTTGCACGGTGTCATGTTTTGCTCCTTGTGCTTTTGTTGCCTACACACTTCCATTTAGCGCGAGACAACCTCAATGGTGAATTAGGGTTCTTGGCAGCTTTAGGATGTTTCTTCATTTGTCCGTTTGAACGTGTGCAGTAGTTGTCACCCGCACTTGTTCCAGCTTTGACTTTGTAGCCTTTGGCTCCATACCTGACGGTCTTGTTACCGACCTTCTTGCTAAACTTCTTTGGACCTGAGTAAGCCATCAAACACTCTTTTCTGTTGCCATGAAGCCATCGAGGTTTTCCTCTTTCAGCTTCTTGATGATTTCTTTGAAAGGCACTGAGCCATCCATGATGTCAAAGCCTTCCTTCTTCCATTTCTCGACAAAGATGACTGGTATCGAAGCTACATGCTGGAAGTCACCTTCGAGCTGGTTCGTACTCTGGTTTCGTTTGTCCTTGAGATCATCAAGAAAGCCTTGGCTAATCTGTTGGCTGTCTGTTCTAACGAGGTTGCCAGCCTCTTCGCTGAAGTCATTTCGGACTCCAACTAAATCAATCTTATTCATAAGAACTCCTTAAATAGAAAAGCCCCCAGAGTTTCCTCTGAGGGCTTGGTGTAAGGCGTGAGGGGCAGTGGTAAGGAGAGCAGAATCCACTGTGATCCCCTCACTCCTATCTCACTCCATTAAGTCAGGGCGTCAATTTGTCCTGATCCTAGTGGATTCTTGTGCATTAGGCCGAGTTCCCCGACAACCATATGGGTGTCTGAGTCGCCTGTCTTTGCAAGTAATGTACGCGAAAACGGACGAAGTGATGCTGTGCGCCACATTGACGGATCAAGCAAGAAAGCATGAGTAGTCATCTGGTGGCGGTTAAGTACCACTTTGTACTCACCAAAAGGTGACACATACAGATTTACAGCATTGGTAAGTGTCTTGTTACCATCATTGAACTCACGGGTACGACCAGCGGCACCTGTGAAACCAGCAATGATAAGTGAGTCAGCAGGTTTGACCATAAGAATGGTTGCGTCACCACCGTTGTTATACACGTTCTGACCAGTAGTCGTGATCATAGCTTCTGTAAGTGCGGCTGTACCGCCAGCGGTTGTGTTACCTGCACCAATCAACTGATCGGCTGAATCCATCTCACGGGCTGTTGTAGCGTTACCAGCTACAGTAGCGTTAGAGGCACCAACAAAGGCAAATTCAACGTCTTTCTTGATCTCTTTTAGGGCTTTCGATAGCTGATATGCTGTCTCTTTAGCTCTACCGTAGGCTTTTACAGCATCAGCGGTGGCTGATACTTGGAAAGTCTTTTGTAGGATTTGGGTGTTACCGTTGATCATTACTGTTGGGATTGCTGTACCTGCTGATGCAGTGAATCCCTCAAGCTGTGCGTTTGATGCGGCAGCAGCAAGTGAGTCAGTCATGTAGCTATACTGTCGCGCATGAACCTTCTCAGTTTTGATCATTGAGTACATTGGTGTATCGGTTGGTGTGATATCACTAATGATGTTAGATACGTCCTCAGCGAGTCCGATCTGTTCGTAGGTCTTATAGATTGCCATCTTGGGGGTTTTCCCTTCTTATTTGGCTAAGTTTTGTTTTTATGTCTCCCAGTTACCTAAGATTGCTGCTGCAATATCATCCAAGTCCCTACCACCGTTTGCGACCATGTTCTGCCTAGCCTTCTCAGCTTTCGCCTTCGAGCTAGTCTTATTGTCTGGTGTACGTTTGCTTCGTAGCACCTTCTTGGTGGCTGCACTTTTCTTCTTAACCAAAGCTACCTTTTTGCCTTCGTCATATAGACGAGCTTTGTTAAGCAGTATGATCACGTTTGGATCAACATACTGGTCAACATCGGCTGCTGGTAATCCTTGGGTAACTGCATAGCTTCTTATGTCATCATAGAGTTTGTTATCCCACTCAGGTAACTTCTCTTTCAGCGTAGATACACACTCTTGAGCTGCTTGCTTCTGTGTGGTCTGTTGCTGTTCTTTGATGTCTTTGTAAAAAGCATCTGCTTCCTCATTGAGAAACTTCAAGTCGTTGAAGGCGTCTTGGGCTTCTTTTCTGAGTTGTGCGAAGTCTTCTGTTTCCATAGTTTTGCTGGCAACAAGCATATCCACTTCACTATAAGGCTTGTAGCGTTCTTGAGCTTTTTCCAACATCTTTTGAAACACAAGATGGTTCTTTTCGATAGCTGCATCAGCGTCTTTGCGCTGGGAAGCAACGAGCTGAGACTTTTGAGTAAGACTAGCCTCTTGTCCTGCAAGCCGTTTAAGATTAGCCAAAGATACCTTCTGGGTTTCTCCTGCAACGACAACCTCGATTTCAGTGTCATCAGACAGGGCAGTTTCTTCAACTGCATCTTCGTCATCTGACTCATCTTCTTCAGTATTGTCATCATCGGTTTCATCCTCATCAGGGTCTTCTTCTTCCTCATCGGGTTCGTCAGTTTCGGTAATCTCTTCTTCCTCAACAATGTCCGTAGTCTCTTCTGAATCATCTTGAGGTGCCTCTGCTTCATCTTCGGATGGCTCTTCAGCGTCCTCCCACTTAGCTAGGATGGCTTCTTCGGGGTCGAGGGGAAATCCCTCATTCAAGTTGTTGCTTTCTTGCACGTTTGACATGGTGCTTATTCAACCTCTTTGCTGTTGTTGCGTTCTGCGTTCTTAGTAATGATTTCGTCTTTTACTGATACTTGCTCTCGCAAGGTCGAAACGATGTCTACTAAGGCTCTGTAGTGGCTGTAAGCACGTTCCCTGCTTTCTGTTTGCTCTGGCTTAGAGTTCACAAAAGTCTGAAACGTGCCTTGCACCATTTGGTCGATAGTGTTTGAGAAAGCCTCAGTGCCTAGTAGCACTTCAGCCGCCTCTCCCTTTACTATCATTTGCTCTTCTTCATTCACTTGGCTCTCCTTATCCCGTTGGGGATGCTATGCCTCTCAAGTCTTCGGCAGTGCGAAGTATCTCTAGCTCATTGCTGTCAATGAACTGCTTGAACTTGAACTGCTGTTCTTTGAGGTCTTGGTTGTCGCTCTTCAGAGCGTGTTCAGCTTCAGCTTTCATTTGCTCAAGCTGCATCTTCATCTGAGCTACCTGTGCGTCTACCTGTGCCTTCGCTTCGGCTACAGCGGTCTGACGCTCTGATAGTTCCAGTTGTTTCTGTGCCATCTGCATCTGCATTTCAGCAGCAGGGTCAGGCTGTGGTGGCGGTAACTGATCTGGTGGTGTCAGGTAATCACTGACATTCAAGATACCCGCCTTCTCCATTACGTCCTTTACCAGAGCATATGCGTTCTGCTGCTGGTACATAGGCTGAAGGATAGGGTCTTGTGAGAACATCTGGTGCATAGCTAGATGCTTCTGGCTCTCTGCTTCTTGCTCACCGTATCCGAGGTGGAGCTGCACCATAACATCACGCTTGCTGTCCCATACAGAAGGGTTCACCTGCACATACTCACCAGACAGGTCTACGATCTTCTGCTGTTCTTCGTTCTCGACTACAAGCATGTAGATCATGTGGAACAAAGGCTTCACGAACTGGTTTGCGAAGTTACGAGCTATAATCTTCTGCCGCTGCTGAGACATGGTGGCAAGTTGCTCAACCATCGCGGCACTGTTCTGGTGCGAGATGGCATCCTTGTTCAACCCTTGGCTAAGTCGGCTAACACCTGAGTTGTCTTCCTTGTCCTCATCAAGAAGCTGGAGTGTCTGGAATACAAACGGGTTCAGTGAAGCTTGTGGCATCGGGCTGATAGCATCGACCCTGCTCACATTAACAATACCGCCTACACGGTTGTCGATAAGCTCACGCGGGTTAGTAAGGCCACCTTTGACAACCATGTAACGGGGGTTGTTAGTGATCATCGAGTGATCGAGGATCGACCGTGTTAAGATAGTCCGAGCGTTCTGCGTAGCTACAAGCTTTTCAGCAAAGTTAGAGCCGTAGAAAGCATGAGGTATCGGGAGTGGCGTAAAGCACACAAAAGGGATGCGTGGTGCTTCCTCGATCTCTAGGATCACTGCGCCAGCCTTTAGGATGCGGTGTAGCTTGGCGATGCCTGTGCCTTCGATGTCGAGATTGATGTAAGCCTCATATACCATGATGGTACGGACTTGATCTTGGTAGCCTTTGCTGGTGCTCTGGCCTCTGTCAGCTCCAATCTCTTCAAAACGGGCTAGTATCTCTGCGTCAGTCTCTAGCTCTACATCTTCGTGTGAGCTGCCTATCCGGTCTAGCTTTTCTTCGCTAAAGCCCATCTCTCGAAGCTCTGAGAGCGTCTTGCGTGTCCTGTGAGCCATGAAGTTAGCTTTCTCTAAGCTGACAGCTTGGCTTTCGATCAGGAACTCTTCTGGTGGGATAGCTTCTACAACGACTTGGCTGGTGTCCTTTGGTGTAGACACTACGCCGTTGAGTAGACCGTTCTCATCTTCTGTACTATCGACAAGCTCGACATCATCTTCAGCTAGAACCATGTCCAGTTCGCTTTGGGTCAAGCCCTCGAACTCTGATAGGTCGTCTTCGGTGCTCTCTTGCCAGAACACTTTGGCTATACCAGCCCTTGCAACTAGACCATCGTGGATTACTGAACGGAACAGACCAAAACCATCGTTCTGCCGGAACAGGACGTAATCAGTGTAGGCAGAGCACACTGCGGCAAGCTGTACGTCCTCTGGTCCTTGCGGTGCAAACTTCACGATCTTGTTACCGCTGGAGAATGTCTCTAGCAGTGCAGCCTTCATAGACTCTACCGTGTCATAGACATCCTGAGAGACATACTTAGAGTTACCATCATGAGCTGGCTTTGGTAGAGTAGCGTTATAGTAGTCAGTGACTTTCTTACGCTCTCTTGCTAGGTCGCTGTCATTAGCACCAATGGACTGTCGTATTTCAGTGTCCAGAATGGTGACAATATCATCATCTTCTAGCTTTTCGTATTCTTCTACTTTTGCCATTTGCTATACCATTTCCAAGTAAAGTTCATTAGGTATCTCCACAGGTTCCCAAGCTCCTTCATGAACGTGGTTTGCCAAGGCCAAGGCCATTACACAGTCATCGAAGCATGAGGGTTCAGCTTCCATCGCACCGTTCTCAGTAACGATGTAGGTCATAAGCTCTCTTATGGTTGTCTTGTCGTTCAGCTCAAGCTCATCCTCGCGCAATGCTGCCCGAAGCTGGTCTATGATCAGAGGTTTAGTCTTAGAGGTTGTCGTGAAGCCTAGCTTGACAGTCTCTCTGTCTGTGAGCTTGTCTACCTGCACTTCTGTGTAGAAGTTAGGATAGGCAAAGTCTTTTCCTAGCCTTGTGCAAGTCAGGATACCGTGACTGTTGTTTTCTACTATGATGAACGCTTCGTTGTAAAACTCACCGAGGGCTTTGAGTACCTCTGCGAAGTAATCGGGGTGAACTTGTCCTCTCCACGTTGCAACTTGCCTTTTCTTAGAGTCGAGAATCTGTGCGACTGACCAGTCTCCATTACGGACACCCATTGCAACGTCTGCCCCCAAGACATAGCCTGTCTCCCCTGCATCATGCTTTCGATAAGTAGTCAGCTCACCTCTGATGTTAGGGACAAACTCATCACCTTCGAGGGCAAGTCTATCTTCGACATCATTAGCGTCTTTAAGACACTGTTGGAGCTGTTCTGGATTAAACACAGGACGACCCGTGGTCAGGAAAGCCATTTCTGGCTCCGCTGGGTATTCTTGATTCCACAGGTCGATCCCGTTTTGAGCGACTTTGCGTCTACGAAACATAAGCTGTCCATTTGTTAGCTTATACTTCTTGACCATCTCCCGTTCTTCTGGGGTTCGCTTAAAGTTATTTGGAACATCCTCTACATATGTTGGATCAACATACCAAGGGATAAACACAGGGACGTAGCCGTTTGTCCCTTCTACTGCGCCTTTCCAAAGATCATAATAGGTGCCTGTTACACCGTTTGCCGTGCTCTCGATAAATATAGCAGTTCCAGCAGTATTCGGGACAGCCTGTGTGAGACCATTCCAGATGTCTTGAGCATTTGACTTAGGCCAGAACGCAAGCTCCGAGGCATGAACGTGAGTAAGCGTTTCTCCTCTACCAACTGAGTCTCCACCTGCTGTTGCAACGACATAACTGGAATCAAGTACATCAAAGGATAATTCCCTTCTACTACTGTATTTAGTGTGAGGTTTCAGTATCGGGGGACAGTGTTCATGGTAACGCTTTGTCATATCGAACAAAGCCCTCGTACTGTCGGCATGGTGCGTAATAACTAACGCTTTGCGGGCTTTCTGTTGTGACACTGAGTAATAGAGGTAGCCGCCCGTGTAGGTGCTAAGACCTTGCTGCCTCGCTTTCAGGATGATGATCCTGATCTTACCTTCAGATTTAAGTTGTTTGGTTACAGCTTCATCTAAGATTTGCTGCGCTGGGTTGAGTTTAAGAGGAGCAATCTCGCCAGCTTTTGTTCTGATGGATAGCGCAGAACTCGCGTAAAAAGGAAACTCAGATAGTAGACGCTTACGAACCGCTACTAGCTTTGGGTCCATCGTCTTCTTCTGTCAGAAGTGAGGCTAAGAAGTCTTCTGCTTTTGCTACAGCTACTTCTGACTTTGCTACTGGCTTCTGCTTGGTGAAGTCTAAGATCAACCTTGCGGCTGATAGACGCTCACGGGTTTCGCCTTGCATACGCATGACCTCTACGGCTGTGCCTAGAGCTTCCTTTGCGTACTCGTCTTCTACTCCGAACTTCTCTGACATAATCTCTACTACCTTTACTGCTTCCTTTTTAATATCAGCTCTCATGGCATCGGCTTGCTCTTTCCGAAGACCATCAGGCGTACCTTTAGGACGACCAGCGTTCTTTCGCTTCTTCAGCGACCACTGCCGTCTTAGCTCTCGACCCTCTGGGGTCTGCATGAGTGTCGAGAAATAGTTGTTTTTGGGTGCCTTCTGGGGATGGGAACCTTGGCCTACTTTAGAAGGCGATTTGAGGCGTGGGTTCTTAGGTGCTCCCATTCGGAGACAACTTGGAGTTAGGTGCTACACTGACTTGACCTATAACACGGGCGACAAACTCTCTTAATTCATCCACCTCTTCGTCATCTAAATCATTACTCATTTCTAACTCGTCAAGTAGCTTTTCTGTCTTTCGGACATCACTATCAGTCAGGTCTTCACCTTTGCCGAATATAAGAGATACGATCTCGTCTTTTATTGGACTTTCGTTCATGCCGGAACCTTCCCATTAAGCACAGATTCTATCAGTTTCACGAACACTGGGTCAACTCTGTTCGTGTATCCCATAAAGTAGGTACCAAAGTTCTCAGCGAACCATTCTTTTCCATTATACTGTGCATAATGAGAGAACTGACGAAGGTTTGCCTCGCTGGTATCTGCTATGATATCTGCTTTTGCTTTTTGCTGTGATTTACCGAACCCATCCCTCAACGGAGAGATTTCGCTTTTGTGGCTACGAAGCCAGCTTTCAATAGGCCGTGTGTAGTTTGCTCTGTTTAATTTACCGCCCATGCCATCTTTAAACACATTATCAAAGTATTCATGAACATGGTGTCCCATCTCATGAAACATCGTATGTCTCGCTTTGTCTAAACGTGTGTTTGCGTATGCGTCAGCAACAAACGGCCTGTCTTTTAATGGATCACCTGTTTTCCATTCTGATTTGTTAAGATTGTCATTTGTTAAAGACGCGGCTTCTTGGAACAATGCTTTTCTTTTGTTGATAGCAGTACCTAACTCAACATTGGCACTTCTTCGTTCTTCTGTGCCTTGCCCCAAGGCATCTCTTTTGTTTCTCAGCTCTGTCAGTACCTCTTTGAGCCTCTGTCTCTCAGCCATTAACTCAGCTACTTTTGCTCTTCGTGCCTCTAAAGACATAGAAGTAAGATCAACATTTAAACCACGGGCGTACCCTGCAAATACGTCAGCGTTTAGCTGCATCACACCGTCACCCATGTTTGCACCATAGTTACCTGACCCGTGTTTGATACCTCTAATACGCGGTATGTTGAACTTATCTGCTATCTGATCAATCTCGTTCTTTAGGCCCAAAACTAGAGAAGCACTTTCATTCGTCCAGTGAGCTGTTGGGAAAGATACTGCGCCGAAGTCTTTTTCTGAACGCCCACTAAATTGTGAATGTCCTTTATTTGGGTAACGTGCGTCTTTTGCTGCCTCTTTTAATTGTGCTCGTAGCCGTTTTGCTGCCTCAATCGGAGTCACAATAGTAAGAGTCTCTGGGGTAACGCTTGGGGTAATTGCATTACTGTTAGATTGCTCTTGCGCTGGTTGCTCTGGTTGGGGTGGCTGTGGTTGCTCTGGTTGAGGTGGCTGCGGCGGCTGTGGTGGCTGCGGCGGCTGGGGCTGTTCCGGCTGTGGTGGTTGAGGTGGCTGTGGTGGTTGAGGTGGCTGTGGCTGTTCAGCCCGTTTCCGTGCATCTTGTTGCGTTTGGATACGCTGGATGTACTGGCCTAGATAGTTGTTTGCAGCATCGGTGTTACCGTTGTTGGCTTGTATCTTTGTAAGAGCGTCTTGTAGCTCTTGGTTTGCCCGACCAAGTGGGTCGATACCAAGGTCATCATCTCTAAAGATGGTCAGTTTGCGCTTGATAATGCCTTTAGTGACAGGATCGAGGCTTTGGTCAGCGTCTACAGCGTCTATGAGGGCTTGGGCTGCGGCTTTGTTAGCCTCGATGCCGCGTTGGATTGCTTCATTTACATCGTGACGGTTAATAGCACCATCGTCAGGCTCTCGTACTCTAACTGCTTTAGTTTCTCCACTTGTGAACCTGCTGTTCACCATGCGGATAGTGTTAGACAGTCCCTCTATAGCACCGCCTTGTCTTAGGCTCTTGAGAGCGTTCTGTGCTCTCATGTGTCTGATGTCAGAGATAGGGAAAGCGTTTTTGATTTCGTTCAAGACGATCTCAATGTTCTTTAGGTCCATTCCTGTCCCTTTTAGGAGTATGTCTTGAGGACTATCGGGAGTGTAACCTTCTGTTTGCCGTGTTCCATCGTTGTAAAGGGCAATGTTCATGTCCTTCTCACGTTTGGCTTTAGCCTCTCTCTCGGCTTTAGCTCTTGCACGTTCTGCTTCAGCTTCCCTGCGTTGCTTCAGCATCTCTTGCCGCTTACGCTCTCGCTCTTCTTCCTTGGCTCTGTGAGCTGCTAAACCTCGCGCGCGGGCAGAGTCGATAGAGTTGACTGCGCTACCTTGGCCTCTGTTGTCTTTGATGAACTTAGCGACACGGCTTCTACGTCCTGTCACTGCATCAATGACCCGACCAGTTACGGCTGCGCCAGTTTGCAGTGCTAAAGAAGCACCACCTGTCTGGAAAGCTGCACCGCCTGTCAATAGAGGCCGTAGTAAGCGTTCTGTGGCGACTGCACCTCTGTCGTAGCCAGTGTTAGCCCCTAGAGGCGACAAAAGATCGGTGAATTGAGATACACCGCCGACATATCCAGACTTGTGGAGAGCTGTGAGTTCGTTACTCTCACGCATTAGGTTGATGAGTTGCTGGCCTTCTGTTGTGCCACCCACTAGCTCTTCCACAGCCTTTATCTGATCAATGGTTACGATACCTTTGACCTTATTCTTTGCGTTCTTGATCCCAAGCCTTGCAGTTTCTTTCTTTGCTGCCTGTTCTGCCGTATCTGTCTTGCGTTTTCCTAGACTTGTACCCTGTGTCTGGTTCAGACCATCGACAGCAAGGTTAATGTCACTGACAATCTCGGTATGGGCGTTGTCTACAGCGTCAACAGCTCCTTTTGCACCCATCTTGCCTACATTCTTGACGTTCATGCTGTTTTCGTCAGCAATACGTCCGACACGATTGGCTACATCAGTTCTAGCAGCCTGTTCTTCTACTGTTAGAACCTCTGGGGCTGTCCCTGTGACATTCTGGATGCCTCTGCCTGTCGCTTTTGCAGTCTCGACAGTGGTTGTGACACCGCCACCCATAGTTCCACCGAGTACAAAGGCTTCTAAGCCTCGATCAATCAATTCATCCTTGGTGTACTTGCCACCTTGGGTTGCTGCACTACCTGCAATTACAGCTTCTTGCGCTGTTTCTGTTGCACCTTCAGCAACTGTAGACTTGATGATGCGTTTACCAATAGCTTGGGCTGCATTTGGCTTACCAGCCTTGATCAGTTTCTCTACAAGCTCTTGTCCTGACAGTTTAGCTAGGTCTGGCTTCGGAATAACCTTGCCAGCTCCAAACTTGTCGAGGATACCGACAATAACACCTGTGCCAGAGGCAACTGCGCTGTCATATTCGCCTGTTTTCTCTTCTTGCTCGAAGGCTGACTCACCAGCTCCCATCGCAGCAGAGCCAACTAGGGTAGAACCGCCGATTAAAGCTGAAGCAGTCAGTGAGAATGGAGCTGTGATAGCCGCTAGACCTGTGCCAGCGATAGCTGCACCGCCTGATGCTGCGTTTTCTGCTGATTTCTCTGCGATCCAGCCAACAGCTTCGCTGAAGCCGCCTTTGTCGTAGGTGTCTC